CAATTAAAAGAGGAACGCTCTGGTCGTCCGTTGAGATTACCTCAAAAACTAACTAATGAGGAATACATGTGGTTAGCGGACTATCTTTTAAAACAAAGAGAGTTATTAAAGAGTGAATGATGAATTCCAAATAAGAGCTTTTTTTATGCCAAAACCAAACAAAAGGGAAACAAAGGATGAAACTAACTAACTTAAAATCAAACCCGAGCAACCCTCGAATAATCAAAGACGACAAGTTTAAAAAATTAGTAAAGTCAATTAAGGACTTTCCCGAAATGATGGATAAACGTCCTATCGTTTGCGTAACAGATGTTGACGGAAAGCTGTACCCACTTGGAGGTAACATGAGATTAAAAGCACTTCAGGAATTAAACTTTAAAGAAATACCGGATTCATGGGTTATGTTAGCGGATAATTGGACTCAAGAACAAAGAAAAGAATTTATAATCAAAGATAACGTAGGTTACGGGGAATGGGATTGGGATGACTTAGCGAATAACTGGGATGCTAAAAAGTTAGATGATTGGGGGTTAGATATTCCTGGATTTGATTTAAATGTTAATTTAGAGGACTTATTCCACCAAGTAGAAAAAGAGGAGTCAGTAGATGGCAAAAAGAAACTTATCTTAGAATATACAGATGAGGAATATACCTTAGTTAAGAATGGATTATTGAAACATGGTAAGACACCTGAAGCCGCAATATTTAATTTATTAGGTCTATGAAAATATACTTAGCCGGATTAACCTCTTTGGATAAGGAATTAATAAAGGAGTCTAAATATAAATTAGAGAGTTTCTTTTATATTAAAGATAATATGAATGACTTTTTAGATGATAACTTTCTTTTAGATAGCGGAGCCTTTACCTTTATAAGTAGTAAAAAGAATAAAGTAATAGATTGGGATTCATACATTGATAAGTATATTGATTTTATTAATACCAAGAATATTAAATACTTCTTTGAATTAGATATTGATTCAATTGTAGGGTTAGATAAGGTGAAAAAAATTACTAAGTATATTGAAAGTAAGACAAATAAACAATGTATTCCTGTATGGCATAAATCAAGAGGATTAGATTATTGGAAAGGGCTTACAAAGGACTATGAATATATATCTATTGGAGGTATTGTATCTAAAGAGATAAGTAAAAAGGAATTTGCCTATTTACCTAAGTTAATAAATATAGCCAAAGAACAAAATACAAGGGTTCATGGATTAGGATTTACATGGGTAGATTATTTAAAATATATAAAATTTGATACGGTAGATTCTACATATTGGAGTTATGGAAATAGATTTGGATTCTTATTTCAATTCAATAATGGTAAAATGAATGAAATAGATAGACCTGAGAATACAAGGTTAAAATCTCAAATATCTATGAAATATAATTACTTTGAATGGATAAAATTTCAAAGATATGCAGAAAAAAACCTGTAAATATTTGATTATCATATAAATTGTTAATAAATTTAGGATATTATTAAACTTAAAATCTATTTAAAATGAATCAACCAACAATCGAAAGAGGAAGCAAAATCAAAACAATTTTAAAATTACACTCAGAAGGAAAATCAAAAGAGGAGATAGTAAAGTTAGGCTTCCATAAAACAACAGTTAATATTCAAATAAATAAATTAATAAAGAATGAAAAAAAATAAAGCAATCGTTCTATTAAGTGGTGGACAGGATTCTACCACTTGCCTTTATTGGTCTAAGAAAAACTTTAATGAAGTATATGCTATCGGATTTGATTATGGACAGATGCATAAAATAGAATTAGAGAAGGCAGCCGAGATTGCTGCAATAGCCGGAGTATCGTATAAGGTATTGAATGTAAAAGGATTATTAGCTAATAGTAGTCTAACAATGCATACAGACCATAACGAGAAAAGTTATTTAGATTCATCTTTACCTGCTTCATTTACAAGTGGAAGGAATTTACTATTTTTAACTATTGCGGCTTCTATGGGTGCAGAGTTAGGAGTTCAAGATATAGTTACAGGGGTATGTCAAACAGATTATTCAGGTTATCCTGATTGTAGAAAAACTACTATTGATTCTTTACAGACTACCCTTTCTTTGGGTATGGGTGCAGGGGATTATAGAATACATACTCCTTTAATGTATCTTACTAAGGCAGAAACATGGAAATTAGCTAAGGAATTAGATTGCCTTAACATTATCATTGATTACACAATAACGGACTATAATGGCTCTCTAAATAAGAATGAATGGGGATTCGGAGATATAGATAATCCTGCTACTTCATTAAGAGCAAAAGGATATTACGAAGCAAAACAAAAAGGATGGATATGATAATAGAAAAAAAGTACCATTTTTACGCAGCACACAGAAATAAATCGGCTGGGGAAAAATGCGGGAGAATACATGGACATACTTATGAGGTTAAATGTTATTTTAAATTTAATGAATTGAATAATGGGTTAACTGTATTATTTTCTGATATAGATAAACTCGTAGAACCAATTATAAAAGAATATTGTCACTGGTTTCTTTTATACGAGAATGACCCACTTGTAGATGTTTTAGAATTAATTAATGAACCAATAAAAAAACTTCCATTCGAGACATCAGCGGAAAATATGTCAATTTGGTTATATACAAGAATAAAAAATGAAACCAGTCTACCTATATATAAAATAGAGTTAGCAGAAACAAAATCCTCAAACGTAATTTATGAAGCTTAAAATATCAGAAATTTTTTACTCTCTACAAGGAGAAGGAGCAAGAATAGGAACTCCAACAGTATTTATCAGATTAAGTGGATGCAAAGCTAAATTTGCATGCTTTAATGCTGGAATAAAATGTGATACAGAATTTGAATCAGGAACTGAGTTATCATTGGACGATATTGTTAAATGGTTAAATTTAAATTCAAATAACTGTAAAGAGATTACATGGACGGGTGGGGAACCGACAGACCAATTAACAAAAGAAATAGTTAATTATTTTAAAGACTTAGGTTATTATCAAGCAATAGAAACAAGCGGACTAAATCCTGTTCCTGAAGGTATTGATTTTATTTGTGTATCTCCTAAGGTTGCTGAACATGTTATTAAAAAAAATTTTCCTGAAGGAGTAACTGAATTAAGATATGTAAGACATAAAGGTCAATCAATTCCCGAACCAAGTATAAAAGCAAAACATTATTGGTTAAGCCCACATTCTGACGGATTTAATATAAACTCAGATAATTTAAAACACTGCATAGAGTTATGCAAATCAAACCCGACTTGGAAATTATCACTACAAAATCATAAAATATGGAATGTATTATAACTTGGAAAGAAATTAAAGAACGTGTATCTAAATTAGATAAAAGTTTAAAATATTATGGAGTTCCAACCGGAGGTCAACCAATTGCGGCTTTATTGAATCCAGTAGATACACCTGAGGAAGCTGATATTATAATAGATGATTTAATTGATAGCGGTAGTACGATGTTAAGATATAAGATTTATAATAAACCTTTCATCGGATTATTTAATAAACAAACAGAATCTAACTTAAAAAATAAATGGTTAGTATTTCCATGGGAAATTAAAAATGAACCAGTAGAAGACAATTTTAAAAGAATATTACAATACTTAGGAGAGAACCCGGATAGAGAGGGATTAAAAGATACTCCTAAACGTTATATAAAATTCATGAAAGAATTTTTAGAACCTAAAGAGTTTAACTTTACAACATTTGATGCTGAAGGAACTGATGAAATGATTATTCAAACAAATATTCCTTTTTATTCTTTATGCGAACACCATACAGCTCCATTTTTTGGGACAGCGGATATAGCCTATGTTCCAAACGGTAAAATTATCGGACTTAGTAAATTAGCAAGAACAGTTGATTTATATGCTAATAGATTTCAAAACCAAGAAAGAATAACAACTCAAATAGCTGAAAGATTAACTAAAGAATTAAATCCAAAAGGTGTTGCAGTTCATTTAAAAGCACAGCATCTATGTATGTCAATGCGTGGTGTTAAAAAGCATGACACTTGGACATCTACAAGTAAACTACTTGGAATATTTAAAGATGATGAAAAAGCTCGTTCTGAATTTTTACAACTTATAACAAAATAACAGCATAATAACAGCACAATGGGAGCAAAGGATATTGAGATACATAAATTTAAAAAAGGCGAGTCAGGAAACCCTAATGGCAGACCAAAGAAGGTAGAGAATATCTTATCGGAATACTTTTTATCCGAACATAATTTAAAACTAAGCAAGAGTCAAACTCAGGACATTATAAAAACTATATTAGGCAAAACAAAATCAGAGTTAATGGAATTAGCAAAGAATGATGACCTACCTTTTTGGGTTTCATTAATAGCTAAAAAAGCCACACGGGATTTTGAGAAAGGTTCTATACATATTTTAGACGTATTATTTGATAGGGTTTATGGCAAACCAAAAGAGGAGGTAGACCATGTTATAAACCACGAGCAAAGAATATTTAAACAAATAGACCTTGACACTCCAGAGAACAACAGCCCAGCGGAAGATATCTAAACTTCGCAAAAGGGTTAGAATAGTACAGGGTGGAACAAGCTCATCCAAGACATTTAGTATTATTCCTTTATTAATAGATTACGCAATAGCAAAACCTAACTCCGAAATCAGTATAGTATCGGAATCAATACCACATTTAAGACGTGGAGCGTTAAAGGACTTTATTAAGATAATGGATTGGACTCATATATTTAGAGAGGAACAATTTAACCGAAGTACATTAAGATATGATTTTACAAATGGTTCTTATATTGAGTTCTTTTCCGCTGAC